CCGGATGCGGTACGGCATCAGCAGGTGCTGGGAGGCCAGCGGCAGCTCGGTGGCGATCGTGCCGGTGACCACCTCTTCACGGTTGGCGAACAGGTGCCCCAGCTTGAGCAGGCATGCGGCCTGGATCTCGGCGTTCAGCACCATGCCGTAGGCAATGGCGTCGGTCTGGTCGTAGGCATCGGCCAGGGCCTGGCGTGCGTGCTCGAGCAGCCGGGCGCGCAGCGTGTGCTCAGGCTCGACCTCGGCAATGGCCACCGCAGCGGCGTTCGCCTCCTTGGCTGCCCGCATCGCTGCCGGCACACCGGCCCGGGCCTGGTCGAGTGCGACCTGGTCTGCGTAGAAACGCCGGTTGAGAAACTGCATGGCCGCCCCTTCCGCCGCTTCAAGCTGTGCCCGGACCAGCACCTGGTCGTCAGGCTCGGCGTGCAGGTGGTGCATGGCGATGTCGATGGCGATCACAGGCATGGATCACTCCTTGGGCTTTTTCGCCGCCGGCGGCTTGCCTGCCTTGTTGGCCGGCTCCGGCGCCTGCTTGTTCTCGGGTTCGCTCGCTTGCTTCATGTCGTACTCCTCGATGAGGCCGTTGCGATGCAGCTCGCGAGCACGCTGCTCGTCGACGATGATCTCGCTGCCGCGCTTGGCATAGACGCCTTGGTTGTTGAAGCCCTTGACGGTTTTGACGGTGACTTCTGGCATGTTCATTCGCGCCCAGTTGCCCAGGCGCGCTCCTGAGCGGGTTAGGCGGCTTGGTCGAACTCGCCGTGCACGAACGACTCTTCGCGATACACCGCCAGCGCCAGACGCTCCTCGGCGCGGATGGTGACCATGTTGGTGCGGAAGTTGTCGCCGTCCTCGGTCGAAACCTCGACAGCGGCTTCCTCGCGGTCGAACACCTGGGCGGCGATGTTCATCGCACCGACCAGGAACTCACCTTCCGGTACAGCGTTGCTGTCCACGACCGGCAGCTTCCACAGACGCTGCACGCCGCCTTCTTGGACGTTGACCCAGATGTAGGAGCCGTTCGCATCCTTGGTCAGCTCGATGTCAGCCCAGTCCACAGGGTTGAGGGCGATCGCCGAAGCGCGGTATTCGGCCACGCGCACCTGCAGGATGGCGCGGCGCAGGGTGTCGATCTTGGTGTCGCCGGCTTTGCGCAGGGAGTTCTTGAAGGCGGTAGCCTGCGGGATCAGGCCCAGCAGGTTCTGGCCGGTGCCGTCACCTGCCAGGATCTGCTCTTCTTCCTTGTACTTCAGGCCGTAGATGGCGCGACCGTTGATGTAGCTCTGCAGCAGCGGGATGTCGGACAGTACCTGCTTGGAGGCGCGGAACCAGTGGGCAATGGTGCGCACCGGCGTGTCTTTCAGTTCGAACTTCAGGTCCGACTGGGCCTTCAGTGCGCCCTCGCCCGCCTGCATGTCGGCCATGTTCTGGAAGCCGCTCTCGCGAACGTACTCCACAGAACTCGACGACGTCCGGCCCGGCATGATCAGGTCACGGATGGTGAACTGACGCTCAGGCTCGGTGATGATGCCTGGCAGGCGCGTCGGTTGTAGCGCGGCGCCAACACCACCGGTACCGGAGGTCGCGCTGGTGATGTTGGTCACCGCCTTGCGACCGACGCGCACAATCCCGCGACCGCGCGTTTGCAGGGCCTTGAAGTCTTCGGCGTCCGAGAGTTCCTCCCCCACCGACTTGACGTTGCCTGGATCGTTAGCAGAGAAGCGGCGTGCCATCTTCTGCTCGATCTCCTGCATGCGGTCTTGCAGGCCCAGACCATCCTTCACCAGGCCGTCCAGCACGGTCTTGGTTTCGTCCAGGATGGTGCCGTGTTCCTTGATCTCCTGGGAGGCCTTTTCGGCGAAGGCCTTGATTTCCTGATCACGCTGGTCGAGCAGGTCATTGACCGCTTTCAGCTGGATCTTGTCGTCGGCGTGCTCTTTGCGCTGGAACTGGCGGTGTTCGGAGCGAGCCTGGTTGCTCATGGCATTTTGCATGGTGAATCCTCAAAACGAAGGGAGGGAAAGTGTCGGGCGCGACTTCAACGCCTCAACGATCTCGATTGCTGCCAGGTCGCTCTCGGACTCGCTCCGGAGCAGGTGCTGCAGGCCACGGTTGGCAATCACCGCGGACTGGCTTTTCGAGAAGCCTGCCTCGCGCAGGAGCAACTCAAATTCGGGCATCGAAGGCAGGCCGCCCTGGGCCAGCTTCGACTTGATGGTGTCGGTGCGCGCCTCATCGTTGGCAGGCACGGTGACGATGGAGATCTCGATCAGGTCCAGCTTGGTCAGCGTGCGGATCCGGGTCTTCTCGTCGAAGGTGGATTCGCGCACGTAGTAGCCGATCGACAACCCGGTGATGGAGCGGGTCTGCATGCCACGGTAGGCAATGCGGGCATATGGCGCGTCGGCCAGCCAGAGTTCGCCCGCGCCCAGCAGACCGTGGTCATCCTCTTTCAGGCTGCTGATGTCCCAGCTACCGATTGGCTCACCGGTGCGGTGCTGCCACAGCACGGGAAAGGTGCGGTTCTTCGTCCTGGCATCCTCAATCGATTCGAGGAAAGCACCTGGTGCCACCACCTCGTTGTAGCTATCGACCACGCCAAACACGGATCCGTAGCCAGAAAAAAGGCCGTCTTCACCGACAGCCTTCACGTCATAGTCGAACGAGCGATACTTGACCGCCGCCGATCGATCCTTGTGTCTCATGGGGTATTTCCTCGTGGCTGATCGTTGAGCCAGTCGAGCAGCGCCGACTTGGCCTGGTTGGCGCCACCCGGGTCTTGGCCCAGCAGGTCGATCGGCAGCATGTTGGATTGCACGGTGAGCTTGGCCGCGTTCCCGCCCTGGGGCGGCAGGTTCTCTTTGATTCGGCAGTCGTCGCGGGAGTAGATGCCGTTCTGGGTCATGGAGCTGTAGAAAGCCGCACGCGCGGTGCTGTCCATGCGCAGCAGGCCTTCGGGGTTGAACTTCACGTAGAAGCGGCGGCGTTCGTCAGGGCGTAGCAGGCGGCGGTTGGCGCACATCTCAATGCGCTTGATCCAGGGCAGCAGCGTGAACGACAGGAAGCCGATCATCTGCTGCTCCATGCCCGTGCCCCAGCTGGTGGAGTTCTGCGTGTGCCCGACCATCCAGGGCGGCACTCGGAACCAGCGGCAGATCTCCTCGACGTTGAACGCCCGGGTCTGCAGCATCTGGGCATCTTCCGGCGTCATGGACACCTGCTGGTACTTCATACCTGCTTCCAGCAGCATGGTCTTTCCGGAATTCGTCGCCCCGGCGAACTGCTGCGTCATGTCGTCCCGAATCTCGACGCGCTGCTTTGGATTCAGGATCTGGTCGGTGGACAGAACGCCGCCGAGCTTCATGCCGTTGGCGAACATCTTGGCTGCCGACTCATCGGCGGCCATTGCGGAGCCGAGGACCTGGCGGCCGTAGGCAAGCGGCGACAAACCACAGAGTGGGTCAACACCAAAGGCCCGGACGTGCACCATCTGGTCCTCGCCTAGCAGCTGCTGCGCGCCAAACCTGTCGGTGTAACGGTACTCGACCGAACCGTCGGCCACACGCCGAGGCGCAATGTTCTGAGGCAGCAGGAACTCCAGGCTGGTCAGCTGCCGCGCATTGAGATGCGGCTCGCAAAACGCATTGCCCTGCAGCAGCAGGCTGGCCATGACGTTCTCCCAGAACTCGACTGGGGTCTGGTCGGCGTTGGGCTGCTGGCTGATAACGAAATTCACCGGGTGCGAGCTGGCCACCACCGGGGCGCCGTTCTTGTCTTCGTACAGCGCGATCGGCAGGGTGGCGATCGTCTCGGCGATCAGTCGCACGCAGGCCCAGACTGTCGAGAGCTGGAGCGCCGTCTGCTGGCTCACCACCTTGCCGGAAGCTGAGTCAGCGCCGTAGAAGGTTTTCCAGAACGATGCGTCGTTGAGGCCGATCTTCCTGCCGGCCCAGCCGGCCAGGTTGGATGCCAGGCCCGGCTCGGCAGACTTGACCAGCGCCTGGCCCAGGACCTGGGTGAGCGATTTAGCCACTGATCAACCCCTTGCGGATGAAGCCCGCGGCAGCCAGCAGCGCGGCGCCAGCTGATAACAGGGCATAGCCCAGGCCAGCCAGCACGAAAACGCCAGCGATGCCCAGCACCAGGCCGCAGCTGGCCAGCACCAGAAATATGATCAGACCGGTTTTCATAGGGTGTCCCTTTAGCCAACCACGATCGGGTTGGCGAAGAAGTTGTCGAAGCTGCCCGTGCCCTCGCTCGCAAGCCGCAGGACAGAGCCAATAGCCATGATCAGCGCCACGGCGCCGTCGATCTTGTTGTCGTCGCCCTGTTTGATCGGGCGCACCACATCGTCGTTTCCGGGCAGGTTCTTGCCGATCACGTTGCTGATGCACCAGGTCATGATGGGGTTGCCATCGTGGTGGAAGCGACCGGCCTCGATGGCCGCTTCCAGCTCCTTCATGGCGTCCGACATGTTGGTGTAGTTCTGGGTAGTAGTGATCGGGTTGAAGCCTTCGTCGTCCAGGTCGTGGCTCAGGCCCGTGGCGCCGTGGGGGTCGATCGGGCTTTCCCTGATCGGCGCCAGGTGGTTGGCCTCTTTGGTGTCCTCGAGGATCTCGCGATAGTCCACTTCGGCGCCGGGCGTGGTGTGCAGGTGGCCGGTGTTGATCCAGGCCTGGAAGCGCTCGGTCATGCGTTTGTTGTCGACGTCGTTGGCCGTGTCCTCTGGGACCCAGAAGGCCGGCGCCACGCTGTAGTAATGGATCTTTCCGTCGATCTCCCGCCAGAACAGCCGGGCGCGTGAGTTCATGTCGAGCTTGCGCGCCAGGTCGAACCCGGCCACCCACTCCTGCCCCTCGAACTGCTCGAGCGTGAGGCTTGTGTCCTCGCACGCCTTCCAGCTCTCCATGTTGAAGAAGCCGGCCTTCGCGCTGACCCACAGATTCAGGTGCTTGGTCTTGAAAGTGTTGGTGAAGCGGGCCGACCTGATGGCCCTGGCCAGCTGGCTCTCCAGGTACTCCTGGAACACCGACACCCCCATGCAGGGGTTGGCCTTGGCCAGGTTCTTCGGGTCGGTCCAGTCGTCGCCCTCGTCCAGGGTCCAGATGTAGCCGAACAGCTCGTCATCAGGGACGGTGCCGTTCAGCATCTCGATGACCTGGCGGCGCTTGTCGTAGCACGGGCCCTCGATGTTCGCGCCGGCCGTGGTGATGATGAACATCAGCGGCTGGCGGCGGGCGCCCATGCCGGTGAGCATGGTGTCGTACTGGGCTGCGCTGTCGTGTTCGTGGAATTCGTCGATGATCGCGCAGGACGGCGATGCACCGTCACCAGGGTTGCCGATCAGCGGCTCGAAGCGGCTGCCGTTGGACGGGATGTTCAGGTTCGAGGCGTTCACCTCGATACCTGCCGCCTCGATCAGCATGGCCGAGCGACTGACCATCAGCCTGGCCGGGCGAAACACCTCCCACGCCTGTTTCTCAGTGGTCGCGCCGGAGTAAACCTCGGCGCCGAACTCGTTGTCGGCGACGAACATGCTGATGCCGACGCCGGCGGCGATCACCGACTTGCCGTTCTTGCGCGGCACCTCCCAGTAGCTCTCGCGGAAGCGCCGGTACCCGCCCTTCTTCCGCACCCACCCGAAGGTGCAGGCCAGGCCGAACAGCTGCCACGGCTCCAGGGTGATCAGCTGCCGCTTGAAGGCCCACTCGCCTTTCGTGTGCGGCAGCAACTGCATCAGTCGCAGTTTCTTCTCGGCCTTGGCCGGGTCGAACTTGTAGGGGTAGCTCTTGGACTTGCTGGCCGCAACGTCCTCGAAGTGCCGCTCGATCGCCTGATGGATATAGCGGCATGCCGGAAACTTGCCCTTGAGGACGGACTTTGCCCACACCATCGCCTTGTCGACGTTGGTGTACTTGGTCCTGGTCATGGGTCACTCAAGAGGCCGGAGAAGGGATTGGTCGTTTTCTGCTTGTTGCCGCCGATGATCCGGCTCCGGCTGGCAGGGTCCAGGCCCAGCATCGAGCCGAAGGTGACCATCTGCCGCATCGCCTCGTTGGCTGCGGTCAACGCTGGGTTCTTCACCGGTCCGCCAGTGGCGCCAGTGACCACAGGGCCGTGGTCTCGCACGTACTCCTGGGCCTTGCGCCAGTTGCCATACGCCGTGCAGAAGGCTTCGACGTTGTGCAGGTCGGTGAGCGCCAGCACCTTCGCGCTGAGCAGCTCGGGGACGATCATCTGCCATACCCTGCTGGCGTGCTCGCCCAGCCACTCGGGCGGGTCGACGTTGGTTACCAGAGAGAAGTCCGGTTCGTCGGTGTTGAGCTTGCGCTTGCCGGGATTCCCCGCCAGCGCCTTCTTGGCCGTGGGTTTTGGGCGACGGCCAGAGCGCCCGGCAACTCCTGGCATCGGCGCCTCCACTAAACTTTATATTTCGCGGGTGTAAAAAAACGACTGAGGGCGCGGTCTAGAAACGAAAATCCCCGAACTTTGACCCCTCCCCACCCCCAAAAATGAGAATTCCTCTCATTTCGGTCATTTTCGACCAAAATCGACCGATTTCGCACCATTTTCGTGCATTTCTCGGTCAAACCCCTTGACGATTGCCGAATCCGCCATCCTCTCGGGCCGTCTTGGCCGAGTGGCAGGAGGCACACAGGCTCTGCCACTTCGACCGGTCCCAGAACACGGTCATGTCGCCCTTGTGCGGGACGATGTGGTCGACGTCGGTCGCTTCAACGACTAGACCGCGCGTCTGGCACTGCACGCACAGCGGGTGCTTGGCCAGCCACCCAGCGCGGGCCTGCTGCCACTTGTAGCCGTAGCCCCGAGACGTTGAGCTTTCGCGAGGTTTCTCCCTGGCATAGCTCTTCACCTGGTCGGCGTGGGCATCACAGTGGCCGTTGGCGTTGCGGTGCAGCGCACGGCAGCCTTGGGCGCGGCATGGGCGCTGCGGCCTCAGCGGCATGGTGTGCCGTCCAGGTAGGTGCGTGGCGGTGCGTCAGGGTCTTCGCCCTCGTCGTCGGCTAGCGCCTCGATCAGCGCCAGCTGGCCGGTGGCGATCTGCTCGAGCAGCGCGGTCTGCTTCTGCTGCTCGGCCAGCAGATCGGCCATGTTCGGTTGAAGCTGAGCGGTGATGCCAGCCTCGAGGACAATCAGTTCGCAGCCCATGCGCTGGACGAGCGGTCGTAGGTTCGCTTCCAGCCTCTCACGCTGCTCCTGCTTCAAGGGAAGCGGAACGCTGATCGTCAACAGGTCGCTCTGCTTTGGCTCAAGCTTCTGGATCTGCTCTTGGCTGATCATGCTTTGACTCTCCTGTACTGGCGGCAATCGTCACTCAGAGCCGTGCACTCCTCTATCTGAGTCAGCGCGGTCTCGGCGTCGATTTGGGGAACTTCACGCGGCAGCACCGTTATGACGGCCTGCCAGATGCCTGTTTCGACTGACGCCTTCAGCTCAACACTCTGCACGCCTCCAAGCTCACTGCCATCGCTCAACAGCACCTTGGTCCCCATTACCAGATGTGGGCCGGTAGGGTTGCTCTTTGCAGGTGGGACGATAGTGACTACCGTCAGAGATGTGTCTTGCTTGCTCATGATGATTCCTCGAATGCTCGCGCTACGAAACGGCGCATGTCGATTTCGTGGCGCGGATTAGCTGGATTTTTGCGCGCGTTGGTCTCCATACACTGATGGACTCAACACTTGAAGGTGGGCCGAAAACGAGGAAAAGTCTTTGCTCTATCACTGCTTGCTGCAAGATGCGCCCACCCGAAGAAATTCTTGGGGCATGCAGGTGGGCGCAAACACAGTCTTCTTATCTAAACAGCATAATTTTTTTCGGTGGCGCACAAGTATATAACAGCCAGTCCTATTTCGCCGACTGATACGAAGTCCTCATCAACACTGTCTAGATCAGCGAGCTTAGTGCCATCTTCAGAAGTAATTAGACCACTACTATCAAAACGTATCTCGCCCAATGGGACGTGAAATTTTTTGCCAAATGAATCGGTCGCCTCTTTCTCAAAGATATAACGTATTACAGGTTTTCCATCGATTATTGCATTCACACTGATCGATCGACCGCTGCCGAAATTTGTATGAAACGTAGCATTTTTGCCATCGCCTGATGGAACAAAGGAAGCATCAAATGTTCTGCGTTCTTTTGCCTTAGCGAAGGATTCTTGAAGTGCCCGCTCAACTATCCCTATACACAACTGAGCTTGTTTCAGGCAGTCGTGTGATCGTAAAACCAGTGTTCGCTCTTCCGTAGTCAGCTTGCCAATCATACTAACACCTCCTTTGTGGAAGTAATGATTATAGCTGATCACGCAAAACTCAATGGACCTGTGCCATCTAGCTTGATGGTACTCGATTGAGGGCCTCATCAGCCTTATCGGCTGCCTGAGTGGCGGTGGTCGCGGCTTTCGATGCTTTGGCGGCGGCGCTGCCGGTCTGGCGCGCCAGCTCATCCAAACGCAGGTCGCGCTGCTCGGTCGCGGCGTCGTAGGCCCTGCGCACCTCGGCGACCTGCTCCAGGTAGGCCTTGGCCAGCGCCCACTGCGCCAGCTGGTAACCGCCGAAGCCACCACCAATAACCAGCAGCAGGGCAATGGCCCACACCTCAACGCGGCGCCACCAACGGCGGGCCATGAATTCCCATGCGCATCTGTCCATCACCGGGCACCTCCAAGTTGGGCGCGTAGGCGCGAAATTTCTTCGCTTTGGCTGGTGACCTTCTCGGTCAGCTGCTCGACCTGTCGGGTGAGCATCAGGATGTTGCCCTCGAGCTTCCCCATGGACCGGTTCAGCTCGTTGCGTTCCTGGGCGAACTGATCGGCTCGAGCTTCGGCCAGCTTGCGAGCATCACGCTCGGAATCGAGCAGCTCATTGAGCCGACGTACGGTGCCTATATCGGCGCTGTCCATTGCGCGATCAGCAGCGTCTTTGGAAAGAAAGCGGCGAAGCCAAAGCAGGCCGCCCAGCAAAACAGCGCCCGTGCCGCCCAGCCAGGTGGCTGTGCCTGGGCCGAGATCGGTCGGGTCCATCGGTTACTCCAAAAAAAGAAAACCTGCGTTAACAGGCAATGGCCCCGTGCTATCGTCGAGTTTCCACACAAGACGTTTCATGGGGCGAAAAACGATGAAGGTAACACTGAAGTGTGCCAAGTGCGGCAGTGACCAGTTCGAGGTTCCGGCCAGGCCGAACGATAGCTCGAAGGTTACCTGCGGCAAGTGCGGTGCTGTCGAGACTTATGGAAAGCTCATGAAAGCTGTTGGCGACAAGGTCACGAAAGACCTGCAGCGGCAGCTCGGGAAACTTTTCAAGTGAGTGTATGACTTCGGCCAGTGGCCGTAGCAGGTCCTCGGCATCCTCTGCGACCATGTCGAGATCGAGCTTTTCCATTTGACCCCACCATTGAGGGATAAATATGAGCGGCGAAAACGTACGAAAATTTGATGAGATTGCTGAGAAGCTGCTGGACCAATTGGCCGTGGCATTTCCCATCCCAGTCGACGTGAGCGCCAGCTCGCTCGGCTTGAAAGAATCCAAGAAAAGTACTTACGATCCAGTTACAGAGACACGGATTGGAGGCGAGCCTATGACCGAAGATGAAAAATATTTGCAACCAACCATCGCCTGGCTGATTCAGTCTGGATACATACATGGCGACAAGACTCAGTTCGGCTACTTGAGGCTTGTACTCACCGAGCGAGGACTGGACTTGCTTAGGGTTCGCCCCCGATCGTTGAACGCTAGGTAATTCAAAATGCAAAAACCCCGGCTTAGCTGGCCGGGGTTTTCCTGTGTCGCGTTGCTTGCAAGCTGGACACGCTGCTATGAAAACAGGTGTTTATCCGCCCGCATAGAAGTTTTTACGCAGCCTCTCGCATTTCTTCAAGCGCGCAGTCGATCCAGGCCACTCCCGCCTTGATTATCTCCCGCGCTTTTCGCTCGGACATGCCCCCTTCCCGGCCCACGCGCATTGCGGGGTGTTTCGCGCCGAAGTAGAACCACACGAAATCACCCATTTGCTGGTTACGCTTGGTCAGGCGTGCCACGGCGCCGTCCACGATCAGCGCCAGATCGTCGGTAATGACGTACTGCTTGCTGCCTCCCTCGCACGGGATGTTATCGCGCATCAAGGCGTACAGCGGGGAGATGTACCGCGGCACTCCCATCTCGCTCAATCGCCACCAGCCCCATTGTTCCAGCAAGTACTCGGTATCGCCCAGCGGCTTGTCCACGTAGGTCCGTTTCTTCATGCAGCCCTCCGGGGCGTTGGGTCGGTGTCCAGGCCAAATAGCTCGCACAGCAGCTTGAAGGCCTGCTTGTTCTTGGTGCCGCCTTGGATGATCCAGGCCTTGGCGAATTGCTCAAAGCCTTGGCTGGCGCGTGAGGCGTGCCAATCGGCAACAATATCCATCAGCGCGGCCGATGCCAGACGGCCGTTGGTTTGGTCCAGCAACAAGCGGTTTCCCTGCTTCAGGAACTCCCGCTCAACTGGGGTGAGGGTTTTGCGCGGCAGCGCCGCAGTGACGTTACTCATGATGCTCTCTCCCCTTTGTATCGCTGTGCATAGCTCCCGCGCCCCATCTCAACCTCGTCGTCAGATGGCATGCGGTCGCCGGCGAAGTTGGCAAACCGGCCGTACTGGCCCTCTTGCTGCAGGATGCAGCTGCCAACCCTGGCATGCCGACACTTGGTCATCAGGATCTCGGTCAGGCCGTTCTGGCCCTCCTCCGTGTCCATGTCGCGGTGAACCATCAGGATGCAGCTTGCGTCGGCCTCGATCTCGCCCGAATCCCGCAGATCGCTGGACTGGGGCTTCTTACCTGGGCGCTTCGTCGAGTCGCGGTTGAGCTGCGCCAGCTCGATGACTGGAATGCCCATCTCCTTGGCCAGCTGCAGCAGGGCCTTGCTGATCCTGCCGACCTCTTCGCTGCGGGAGCGGCCAGGACGCTCGCTGCGAATCAAACCCAGGTAGTCGACCACGATGCCCGCCAGGCCATGCTCGCGCTGGCACTGTCGAGCAGTGGCTCGAATGGTTGCCGGGGTCTGCACTGGTTCGTCGCAAACAAACAATGGCGCATCCCGAGCAATGGCAACGGCGCCGACCATGCTGGCCCAGTCGCTGTCCCGCATCTTCGACGGGTCGTCAAGGCTGCGCAGGCTGACCCCGCCCAGCGAGGCGATGGCGCGCAGGCCCAGCTCCTCTCCAGGCATCTCGATCGAGAACACCAGCCACGGCTTTCCCGCCTTGATCGCATTGTGCTGGGCGATCTGCAGCGCCAGCGTGGTCTTGCCGCTGCCAGGCAGGCCGGCGACCACGGTGACCTTCTTCGGCCGAATGCCCTGCGCCAGCTCATCCAGCGAAGCCAGCCCAGTCAATGGCCACTCCGGCGCGATGCCCTGATGCTTCTCATCGACCAGCTCAGCTGCCTTGCCCATCCAGGCATCAAGGCGCTCAAAGCCCTTGCTCTCTCCGTCGAGATCGCGAAGGTCTGCCATCGCCTGCTGGGCGGATTCGATGATCTCAGTTGTGGGCGCGCCCTCTTGCACCAGGCTGCGGGCCTGGCCTGCAATATCCAGGATGCGCCGGATGACGCCCCATTCGCGGACGTGCTTGGCATAGGCCTTCCAGTTGGCTACCGAAGGAACCTTGCTGGCCAGCTCGGTTGCGTAGGCCAGCACCAAGTCCCCACTTGGAAGAGTACGGCGGATCATGCCCACGGTTACCGGGTCGATCGGCATGTGCTGGTCGCGGCATTCGACCATTGCTTCGAACAGCGCAGCGTTGTCGGCGTGGTAAAAGTCCGCGGCGGTGACCTGGCCCAGGATGTCTTCGACCAAGCCATGGTCCTGCGCCATCGATGCGTGGATAGTGGCGCCCAGCACCCCGTGCTCTGCCTCGAGGCTGTAAAGATCCCTCATGCCACAGCCCTCATCGACGACCAGGTGAAGCCCACGGCCTTGCCGCCGTTCTGGCGCAGCCGGTCAATGGCACGCTCACCGATGAAGCCCTTTAGGCCTTCCCGGGCCAGGTTGCTCACAAGCACCGTCGGCAGCACAGCCTGGTACCGACGGTCGATGATGCTGTGCAACAGGCCAAGCTCGTATTCGCTCCCCTTCTGGGCACCTACTTCGTCGATCACCAGCAGGTCCAGACCGCCGAGGTGCAGCACGACGTCGCGGTCGGTGTAGCCAGACCCCGGCATCATCGAGGCGCGAGCGATGGCGATGACGTCACCAGCCGGAAGGATCAGCGCGTGGGCGCCATCGGCGACCACGGTTCGAACGATTGCGCTTGCCAGGTGCGTCTTCCCGCTACCGACATTGCCGGTCAGGATCAGCGACCGCCCGACCCGGTAATTCTCGCCGAACTGCTCGGCGTAGCTGCGGCAGTCAGCCAACGCCCGGTGCTGCTCGGCAGCGTTCGCGCGGTAGGTGTCGAAGGTGCAGCCGGAGAAGCGCGGAGTGATGCCGGCGGCAATCAGGGCGTTCATCGATCGTTCGGCTTGGCGCTGGGCCCGCGCCTGGATCGACAGCTCGGATTCGCGTGGGGCCATGTGCAAGGCCTCCCAAGCGCACCGCTTGCAGCCACGCGCCAGCATTGAACCGTCCAACTGCTCGACCTCGCTCATGTCGACGGCGCCGTGCACTGGGCACAGGCCGGCATACACACGCATGGTCGGCCGGCGGTGGAACAGATCAGAAATTTGGTCGACCATCTTCGGCCTCCTGGTACATGTCGGCGGTGTGCTGAGGCAGATCGTGGTAGCTGGAGGCCTGGCCGTGACCTGCTGGTTGCAGAACGTCGTGCCAGCGCTCGCCGTTGAGCCAAGTGGTCGCCAGCGGCACGTATTGCCCTTGCTCTTTAGTCCAGTCACGGGACACGCAATGCTTGGCCAGCGCGGCCAGCATCACGGCTTGCAGGTCGGCGTCAGGGTTCAGCTTGATCCAGACCTTCAGTGCGTCCTTGCGGCCTTTCTTCTTGGGATACAGCTTCCAGAACTGTTCGAACCCTGGTGCATCGGTGCACACAGGTTTAGGTTCCTTGACTGGTTCAAAAGAGTGACTGGTTCTGGGGGCAGCTCCTGCCCCACCCCCTGGGGCAGGATCTGCCCTACCCTCAAGGGTCAAGTGGAAAACATTCGACTGGTTCAGCTCGCCCTTGCGACGGAATTCGCGGCGCAGGAGACCGGCCTTTTCAAGCTCGCGGATGTGCACCTTGACTGTCGACCTACCGATCTCGCACTGCTCGGCAATGTGCTGATAGGACGGCCAGCACTCGCCCATGTCGTTGGCGTTGTCGGCCAGCTTGATCAGCACCAGCTTGCGCAGCGGGTTGCCCACCTTGGTCTTCATAGCCTTGACCATCAGCTCCATGCTCATTGCAGGGTCTCCGGTGCTGGGCCAGTGGTCCTGGCACCGTGCCGGGCCGGATCGGTTAGGGTGCTGCCAGAAAGGCGCCGCACGAGGATGCCGAGCGCGGTCGTGGCATTGATGGCCTCAACCGATACTGTTGCCGTGATCTGCGCGTTGTTTGCCGCAAGAGTCGCGTTGGTGCCAAGCCTGACCTTGTCGGCGGAATTGAACGCGGCGCAGGCCAGCTCCAAGTCGCTGAGGTGGCCATAGCCATCAGGTGGAGTCGGCTTGACCAGCGCGGTCGCGATTGGGATCAGTTGATCCGGGTATGGTGTGCCCTCCAGCATGTGCTTTCGCATCGCCTCCCAGTGGTCCTGGGCTACGGTAGCCGCGTCATGGCCAGTCTTGCGATTGAACAAGACCTTGAGCGCGTAGAAGGCCCGTATGAGGTCGATGTGGGTCTCGTCCTCCTTCTCAATGCAGTACTCGGGCTCGTCGATCACGTCGAGCGTGTCTTTGACGACCTCGAAACACTTCAGTAGAAGAGCTGCGTCGGTGTACTTGCGAAATGCCTCTTCGCTCACCACCTCCACTTCGGTTGGCGCGGGAAAATTCAGTACGTTGGTCATGATTGGACCTTCTGGACCAGGCGGAACCGGCCCTCAAAATACGGGTGGGTCGCCTGCGTGGCGGTGACCATGGTCGACTCGGATACAAAGCGGTGGAAGGCGGCGGTGACGTGGCTTTTCGACCAGACCAGGTACTGCGAGCCGAGGGCCTCTTCGTGGCCATTGCGCACCATGCCGGCCGGGTTCGGCTGGTTGGGCCAAACCTTCAGCACATAGTCCACGACGGCGCCCGACAGACCGTGCCGCTTGAGCATCGTCTCCTTGATACGGGTAAGGGACTGGCAATTCTGCGGGCAGTGATCCCATACGGTCGTCTGGCTCAGATCCTCGACGCGGCGCTCGATCCGCTCCAGCGCTGCCTGCTGCTCCCGTTGCTGGCGCTCAACAGTAACCAGGTGATTAGCGTTGGCGGCAGTGATCTCGGCCTGGGTCATGGGACGACCGGCCTGACCTTCGAGCTCATTCAGGCGAGCCAAGACGCGACGACGGACGCCCTTCGACTCGCGCATAGCGACCAGCTTGCATTGGTCTGCAGTGAGACGAAGCCCTTCGGACTGGGTATTGTTCAAATTTTGCACTACGAAATTTTCGTAGTGCTCCCCTTCGAGCTCGTCCTTGCAGCGCGCAACGAAATCGTTGTGACGGACTGAGCTTTCGCCGAATGCAGCACGGGCTTCGTTGACCATCGACAGCAACTCGGTCGTGTCCATGGTGGTGAAGGTGGTGGAAGGAAGGCTCATGCCGCACCTCCCTGACAATCTACTTTCGCCTGAGCTATCAGCGTTTCAAGATGCTCACCCTGTCCCATCATCTCAGCGCCAGCCAGGCGCAGGCCAGCTACAAGACCGCCCAGCACGTAGCCATCCAAGACACGCTCAGCGAGCAGAGGATCTTCTTCGCCGACGCTGGCTACCAGCTTGGCCAGCGCATCCACGAAATACCCGCAGGAGCGCATGGTTTCGGCGGTTTCGGTGAGGTGATGAACCTCGATGCCTGGGCCGTTCATGGTTGCACCTCGCTGCGCGCGCCACGTTTCCCCGGGCCAGCATTTTGTGGTGCGGCCTTGGGCACGGTGTGCAGCTTGTACTCAGCACTGCGGGCTTCGTCATGAAGTCGGCAGGAGGTTTGAGCAAGGTGATTCACGAGCCATCCTAGACTGGTGAGGCCCTCCTCACTCATCTCGCCAGTGGAGCCAGCCCAAGCCAGCATCTCGCCCACAGCGGCGATGCCGGACGTCAGCGTGGTCACGCTAGCGGAAGCAGCAGCGCTGATCCTCTCAAGCTGCTCTACCTGATCTGGGGCAAGTTGCGCGCCTGGATTCCATTCTGACGGGAACTGTTTGTCGACCTGAATCAGGAGGTCGTCGAAGCAAGGAGGCCTGCTCATGGCTGACCTCCATCTTGTTGATCCATGGATTCGATTGCTGGCCTTGAAGCGGCGATGAGAGCAGATACTGTTTCGCTCAAGAAGCGCAGCGCATACAAGGAGTTACAAAACACAGGGGAGTTGTTGGCATTGATGTCGTCATACAGATGCAGGCAAAGTTCGTTGACGCCTGAAGACAGTCGCTGTGCTGCCAAGAGGGCATCCTTGACTGGCATGCCTGTTTCGACGAGAAGCAAGGTCTCTGCTTGATTGCTGATCGGCGTCTCGAGCAGCTCTACGCGCTTGGTAACGAGCGCTTGCGCTGGTGATAAGGTAGTGCTATTTTCCGGGCGTGACATATCGTTCTCCTGGAACGAAGATTTAAGAAAGTCCCTTGCCGGGGACTGGTTAAAAAGCCCGCCTGCGAAGCGGGTTTTTTGTTGCCTAGGGAAAAGTCAGCCAGACAACAAAAACTGGGATGCCGAGGTCTTCATAGTGAAGCCTGCACAGCACTGGATGAATCAACAGAGGTGTTCCCCGCCTGACACATGCCGCCAACTGAAGGTATCTTTTGGCTCACGGTAAGGGCGGGTTCTGGATACAAGTCAGGGCGAAGAAGGCTCCGAGACACACCCGAGGCCGACTCGATAAGGAGAACATGCTTAGGCGGTACGTGGCCGGTCGCGCACATACGCTGAACGTTTTGCGGGGTGCACTTCAAAATCTTGGCGAGGGCAGTCTGGCTGCCAACCGCCTCAATGGCCGAAGCCATGGCCTTGATGCTCATGGTCTCTCTCACAGATTTATGACATTGCTTGAGAGGCTACAGCCGAAAGCTTCAATTTACAAACAATATTTGCAGTGAATCCTACAACAGGAGGTTGTATCCTTGCGCCATGAAAACAGTATCTGAAATCATTTCGCAGGGCCGAAGAGCTGTCGGCCTCAGCCAGTCCGAGCTGGCTCGCCGTCTCAAAATCACTCCCCAATCGGTTCAGGCATGGGAGTCGGGGCGGTCCATGCCCCGCTCCAGCATGCTGGGAGACATTGCTCAAGTAATTGATGTTGCCCCTGAGATTTTGATTGGGGCCACCCTTGAGGCTAGAGGGGGGGCGAGTGATGGCAACAACACATTGAGCCTGATCCGCGAGATGGTGCAGAAGAAACACTCAGGTGGAGAAGCAAGCATTGCGGGGCCAATTTTACCTTGGGACGACGCAACCCCTCTTGAGGATGATGAGGTGGAGGTGCCGTTTTTGCGTGAAGTTGAATTATCCGCGGGCTCTGGACGAACAGCCGTCCAGCTTTTTTCAAATAGGAAAATTCGATTCGGCAAGCTGACGCTGAGGAATCAAGGCGTACAGTTTGATCAGGCCGTGTGTGTCACGGTTCATGGCGACAGCATGGCTCCCGTATTGCCGGATGGAAGCACAGTAGGGGTCGACACAGGATCCACCATGGTGCGCGATGGCAAGATTTACGCCATCAATCAGAACGGGCAGCTGCGTATCAAGATACTCCATCGTCTGCCAGACGGTGGAATACGCTTGCGAAGCTTCAATCGGGAGGAGTACCCGGACGAGGAGTACTCCCTTGATGACATGGACGCTAAGGAGATTTCAGTCATAGGCAGGGTGTTTTGGTCCTCTGTCCTATGGTGATCGGTGCCAAAAGAGCCAGGTTCGCCTGGCTTTTTTTTGCCCAGAATTACAAATGCAATTTGCAATCTACAAATTATGATTGTAGCATCTTCTCCATCGAAGCCTGCATGGAGCATTACAATGAGCACGCAAACCATCACCGCCAGCGGCTGGACCGGGCACCTTAATATGGGCCTAGCTCCTCGTGAACTGGAGGCCACACTGCTGGCTGCCGCCGATCTGACGGTGAAGGAGCTTGCAAAGGTAATGGGCGTCGCGCCCAAGACAGCCGAAAAGCGTCTGGAGTCTGCGCGTTTCAAGCTGGGCGCTAAGACCATGCGCGGCCTGGTGCTTGAAGCGTTCAAGCGCCAAATCATCAGTCCGGCAATCATCGCCCTCTGCACGGTCTTGGTCGGCCACTCCATCGCCAGCACTGACGAGTTCACCCGCGTCCGCCGCTCTGGTGAGCGCAAGCTCGTAGAGACTCGAATTCACCGGCGCGCCGAGTGCGCCTTGGCGGTGGCGTGACGCCTCTAGCCTGACCTAACCAAAACCATGTTTGCGAAAGCCAACAATCGCGGCAGGCCACCGGCTTGCCTGAAAAAGGAGATCTATCATGCTCATGCTCAGCCGTTCACCAGGCAAGGCAATCATCATCGGCGGCAACATCCGTGTCTACGTGGCCCAGGTCACTGGTCTTCAGGTTCGCCTCGGCATCGACGCGCCCAAGGGCGTGGTGGTCGATCGCGAGGAAATCCACGCGCGCCGGACAGTCGAAAGCGAGGCACGTCTCGCAGGCCGCACCGAGGCCGAATGGCGCCAGCTGCTGGTCGATGAAGCAGCTGAACAGGCGGACTGGGACGAGGTGCGCAAGCTGCTCGAGCCAGCAGCGGCTACAGCAGTTGGTCAGGCCAAGTCTACGCCGGTGTTCAACATTGATGAGCACGTCCGTATGGTCGCCGACGCGCGCCGGTACCGCCACCTGCGTGATCGTGAGTGCGTCGAAGATCCGACCAGCGACCTGCTGGTGCTGCGTGGCGACATCTACCTCACTGGTGAGGACCTGGACCGCGAGGTTGACGCAGCGTTGCGCCTTGAGGCCATGGAGCAACTGTCATGACGCGCATCGTCCAAGGAACTCGCTTCCACTTCCAAGACGACCTTGGCCAGCTGGGTAAGCGCCTTATTCGCTTCGGCGAGGCGCTACAAGATCCCAACACGACCGTTGGCAAGCTGGCCGACCTGGCCAAGTCCTGCGGCATCAAGCTGCAGATGCGCACGATTGCCGAGTCTGGAGAGCAGCCATGAACAATCACCAAGCTATCAACCCCAGCGCCCTCCCCGCAGTTGGCCAGCCCCTGGGCGGTGGTTTCTACGCTGGCCGCCTGTTCTTCGACAGCGCCGAACACGCCATCATTGATGCCGGCCGCGAGTTCGAGACGCTGGCGCAGTGGTGGGATCAGCCCGGCGCGCGCGTCACGGTACGCGGCGCCAAGTCATTCCACGATGGCCAAGCCAACACGCAGGCTATGGCAGAAGCTGGCAGCGCGATCGCCCGAAAGATTATGGCGATGACGATACGCGGCGTACGTGGCTGGCACCTGCCGAGCATTGAGCAGCTGCAAGCCATGCGCGCAACCCTGCTGCAGCTGCCGAACTGGGGTAGGTACCAATGGACTGATGGCCCAGGCGGGCCAGCGCAAGCCTTCACGTGCTCCGAGTACTGGTCGAGCACACAGAACGCCTCGGGCAGCTCCTGGTGTCTACACATGCTGCCCTGGTGCACGCCCAACACAAACTGGGCGACGAAGCTGAAGGGTATCCGGCCAGTGCGCACGCTGCTGATCAGCCAGGAAGCCTTCGTGCATTCACCATCGACCGATACCCCTCAAAACGAAGCCGATCTGCGGGACCTGGCCAACCAGCGGTCGGTGGCCACCGTGCTTGAGCGCTTCATCAACGAGGACACTGGCAAGTTCTATGGGCGCACTGATTCGCTGGTAGCTGAGCTGGCTGCGTTGGCGGGAGGCCGCCATGCCTAAGACCGTGTTGCGTGTCCAGATCGACGGCGTCGCCTACTACCTGAATACCGAAACCTCAAGCCCAGGCAGCAGGAGTGGAAAACGGTACCGGCTGCTCAAGACCACCGAGCGCGGCGCCTGCAAGGCTGGTTGGATCAGCGTGGGCTCTCAGGCTGGGCAAGCCCTGTTGGCACTGACGGACGAACGAGAGCTGTTCAGGGCCTGCGATACGCTGTTTGGCTCGAAGAAACCTCGAACCTACAGCAGGCCCGACACGATCCGCGGGAGGCCAGGCAGCTGGGAAGGCGAAGCGTTCCCGCGTCGACGCAAAGTGGCCGACACGATAGGCCAGTGCGGCGACCACAACATGGCGCATCAGACGTCCAGCGAAATCGAAAATAGAGGCTGACCCA